AAAATGCCCTTAAAAAAATAATCGAAACCGTGGAAGAAATCGACGCGGAAAACTACACGCAAATCAAGGGGAAACAATGAAACCGGAAATATACAAATTCAACAGCGAACCCATTCGGGTTTTCATGATCGACGGTGAGCCGTGGTTTGTGCTGCGGGATATATGCGAGCTGCTAGACCTAACCACCCCCGCCCGGGTAGCCGAACGCCTCACCCAGAAGGGGGTGAGTAAAACTCACACCCCCACCCGAGGCGGTTCCCAGCCGGTCACGATCATCAACGAACCGAACCTTTACCGCGTAGTGTTGCGGTCTAACAGCCCGGCGGCCGAACCATTTGAGGCGTGGGTGACTGAGCAGGTGCTCCCGGCCATCCGCAAGACCGGCGCCTACGGGGTGCCCGCCCTACCGGGCAACTATTTAGAGGCGTTAGAGGCGCTAGTCGCCTCCGAAAAAGAAAAGCTCGCGCTCACCGCTAAAGTCGAAGAGCAGGCACCGAAAGTAGGCGCATACGACGGCTTCCTGGGTGCTGATGGCGATTACAGCGTGGGGGAGGCCGCTAAGCTCCTATCCCGCGCCGGGGTACCCACGGGGCAGACGCGGCTCTTCGCTTACCTCGAAGAATGCGGGTGGGTGTTCCGACGCTCCGGCCGCCGCCACCCCTACCAGCAGGCGATTGACCGGGGCCTGCTAGCTACCCGCGCTACACACTACACCGACATCACCGGTGAGCGGGTGAACGGCGCACCGCAGATACGGGTAACCGCGCAAGGGATCGAGAAGCTGCGCGCAATGATGCAAAAGCCGGTACTGACGCTAGCCGCATAGAAAGAAACAGGGAGATAACAATGAGTAATTTCACTACACTGCTAGATGATTTAGAGAAAAACATCCGCACCATGCTAGACATGATCCCCGACACCGGGCACACCTTCGATGTGGGCAATTACCGGCCGTCCAAGGCGGCGCTGCAGCATGACTCAAAGTGCATCATCCTAGCTCTTGAAGCGGCATATGATAAAGCATCTGAGGGGGTGGCATCTCATGGCTAGCCACAGCACGCGGGTTGTGCCCATTGCGCAAGAGGGCTGGGTGTGGAAATGCAGTGTGTGCCATTGGGACGATGGTTGCCGCTACACGCTCCCGCTCTATGAGACGTGGGAGAAAGCGCGTGAGCACGGGCTGACGCATGAGTACACGCGCAACGCGGGGGGTGTGCGCCAATGATCGAGGTTGTTGCTAGTGGCCCTACCCGCGTGGTGGAATCCTACCTGAACCGGGATGGGTTGACGCTCATATGCCCTCGCTGTCAGTCAGAGCAGTATCTTTGGCGGGTGAGTGAGGGTACGGCTAGGGCGGCTCTGGATTATCATTTGCGGGTGTGTACGCCGGTGTGGGAGCTACCCAGGGTTGGTGATGGAGTTCACTCCGTTTCGGCTTGCACGTAAACTATACGTGGCGTATAGTATTAGTTGTAGGGCAAACAGCCCACCGAACCGGAACCACCGGGGGAAACAACAACAACCAAAGGAGCCGAGAATGGCACGCACCTATTCAACCCGCAGCGAAGCAATCACCCGCGAAATCGTAGAGGTAATCGAAGCAGGCGACGTACAAGACGCCTACGCCGCATACGACATCGACGCAATCGCCGATAAGGTACTCTGCGGCTATGAAGACGGGTACATGCTCAAAGTCGAAGAACCCGACTTCTGGCGCATCGTGGAAGAAAACGCGATCTAGCCACTAAATAAAAAGAACCCCGGCTGGGCGAAAAACCCAGCCGGGGGACACAAAAAGGAAACACCAAATAAACCCCACACAGGGGGACAGCACAATGAAATTACAAAATCCTCAGCTCAAAGGCGGGCACTACGCCCCCATCCTCGGCATCACACCGGACATGATCGTAACCCCCCCTGCCGTTCTAAGAGTTGTTTTGTGGGGGCATCCATGCAGCGAAATCCACCAGGTGGGAGATAAAGAAAAAATATTCAGCGTAGGTGTGCTGTACTCTAATCAGCTCTATGCGACAGCCAACAATCTAGAGGAATGGGCGCAGCGCATTGATGGCGCTAAAAATATTTGGCGCTTGGTGGGGGAAAAATGAGGAAGCCTCAGAACAACGGTTTATGTGTAGGCTGCGGGTGCCCTCACGGGCAATACCAGGCCGGGTGCCTCAACTGTAGCAAGCGTAAAAGCGCCGCGAAATACTCCCGTGAAAGGTACGCACGGAAAAAGAAAAGCGTGCGCGCTAAGACCGGGCCGAAGCCTAAAAAGGCCTTGACGGGCGAGCAGGCGGCCGAAGCCTACGGGCTGAACTATTTCATTGCGCGCCGCCGTGAACGGCTAGGGCAGGCGGTGAACGCATGACACGGAAACTATTCATGCCGCAGCGGCGGAGTATCATCCCCTACCCCGGGGCACTCACCCCGCAGCTCAGCATGTGGCCGAGAGTAAACGAGCACCTACCGGACACGCTGCACATGCCGCAATTCCATTACGCGACGCGGCGGGGACTGGTCGTCTCGTGCCTGCACTGCGGGCGGCTGGTCGTGGTGCATGACAGGATGGGCCGGGAGCACCGGCTGAACTCAAACGAAATATGGGAAACCACCTCAACAAAGGGAGAAACAGAATGCTAACCCTAGACGCGAACCCAGACGACTACCCGTGCCCCGATTTGATCCGCGAATACCTAGGGGCGCAATACATCCTAGATGAAGCGAAGAAATCCAAGCGCCAATCGAAGCTAAATATAAAAATCAATAAGGCGGTGATACGCAGGGCGAAAAAAGATATAGAACGCGCAAAGAACTGGCTGCATGCCTATGAAAACGCGATAGTCATGGCCGGGTTACACGAACCGGTAACCAAATAGTAAACAGTAGACCCCGGGGAGCATACCCCGGGGTCTTCCCTATCACTCAGCAAGGGAAAAACAGCTCATGAAAACACTCACTCAAGCAATACGCGCACTATGCGACGGCGCACCCATCACCCTACCCGGCGGGGAGCGGATCACCGAAATGCCGCTGCTAGATCAGCTGGCAGACGCGAAAACAGCCCGCCGGTGGGGAGGCGCCGGAGGCGGCGGCGCATCATCACCCATCAACCTAGACGCCGCGCAGATAGAGCAGGACATCGACGCCGAGGTGAACCGGGCCTGCTCACACCATATGCGGGCGGCCGATAGGAAAACCCGAGTGAAATACTGGGCGCACAACACGCCCGGGCTGCACGCCCTAGCCGAGGCCCTGGAATGGTGCGACCGGATACGGGCACTCAACCACATTAAAGTACCACTGGAGGGCGTATGCCCAATGTGCGGGGCGGAGCAGGTGTATAGGCATAACAGTGAGGGTGAGCGGGTGGTTACCCCCGCGCTCACTATCACGCTGGACGGGCCGCGCCTCACCATCGCCTGCGGTGCTGACGGGTGCGGGCACACCGCGCACGGAATCACCGGGCTAGAAAATTTGAACAGCGAAACAAAAACTGCTATCATGTCCCTAGCAGGCACAACTGTACCCTAGGCACGGGTACACCAGGCGCACACTAACCCGGGAGCACCCGGGCATTTTTTTACACCAAAACAGGCCCCGCACACAACACGTGTGCGGGGCCAAACCAATTTAAAGACCATGAGCGACACAACACTATTCGACATCCTCCGGGCATTCCAGATGCGCGACACCAGCGACGACGCCGAAATACGCGCCCTCACCGACCGGGATATAACGCGGGCAATCGAGCGCCACCACGCCCGCCAAAACCAACGCAGACCAAGACACAAACCAGCACCCGCATACCGAGACCCGACCGGCTGGGATGCTGCACGAAACGCTGACAAGGATAAGGACAAGCGAAAGACCCGCCGCCCCCGGCGCGGCGTGGAACTACGCGGACAAGTGATAGAGGTACCTACAGTTGAGCTTGACACCTTACTACCAGGATGAGCATGTCACCCTTTATCACGGGGATTCTTTAGAACTATCGGATACGTGGGTTGGCGCTGACGCTCTTATCACTGACCCACCCTATGGCATCCGCTATTCGACCTCTACATCAAAATGGGCTGGCAGCAAGAATTTCAAGCGCCGCGCCGGGGGGGGGGGGCATAGCAAACGACCAA